ATGAAGCATGTGAATTAAACTTGACAGAGAAACAACTTCGTACTAAAATGAACGTTTCTAAATTGAAATTATATAATGATGGCTTAACGCGTCTTCAAGAGTTACGTGTTAAAAAGCTATATGAAAAGGATTATAAGAATGGCTGGTGTAAACAAGACGACTACGTCGGATGGTAAGAAGTTATCACCTTTCGACTTTTTAAAGACGATTAACGATACGAAAGAGAACTTAATCGATAACGATACCGAAAACACTAAATATTATAACAGTTTCGTTATAAACCGTTCTTTATCGTATTTCCCAGATACAATTTACTTTGCTAATGAGATGAATAAATTTCATCAGATTGATGTGGACTTGCAATATAACTTCCTACTCAATATTATTCGCAAACGTAAAAGATTTTCGAAATGGGAAAAGACCGAAGATATAAATAATTTAAATATAATAAAAAGTTATTTTGGTTATAACGATGAGAAAGCGAGACAGGTTATCAGCTTACTCACTGAAGAACAAATAACAACAATAAAGAAAAAGGTATCACTAGGTGGAAGAAAATAATTTAGTTCAATGGAACCCTGACATGATGTTAGAAATAACACTGTCTGAGCCTGACGACTTTTTGAAGGTAAGAGAGACACTTACGCGGATTGGTGTGGCGTCACGTCGCGACAATACGTTGTTTCAGTCTTGTCACATTTTACATAAGCAAGGTCGTTATTTTATCGTACATTTTAAAGAACTATTTTTACTGGATGGGAAAAAATCTAACCTAGAAGAAACGGATGTTCAGCGTCGTAACACTATCGCTACTCTACTTTCTGACTGGGGATTAGTTTCTATCGTAAATAAAGAAGTTGCTAAAGACTGTGCTCCTATGCGCACAATTAAGATTATCTCGTTTAAAGATAAGTCTAACTGGAATCTACAACCGAAGTATAACATCGGTAACAGCTAAAATTGGAGACAATTATATAATGTCAATTCATTATGATATTTTTGAAGGTAAAGAAGAATACATTCGCACCAAAACTCCATTCGTGGGTCGTTTGCCATTTAAGATGGAAGACGCCTACGATTGGAACCAATATATTCATATGATGGACACTCATCCAGAGGAGCTCCATGATCAGAATACTAAGAAAATGCGCATCGGTTTAAATAACTTTCATAGTAGACCAAGCGCACCAGAATTCGCTCGTAACATTGTAGAAGAACTCAAAGATACTTTTACACTACATGGCGATAAAAACTCAATTACTAACATAGCATTCTCAGGATTCGGATTAGAATCTGATAGTTATCCACGTCATAAAGACTCAATGGATGTGCTTCTTGTTCAGGTCATTAGTACCATGGGCATCAAAGTCGAAGGCATTCAAAACGAGGAAGAGTGGGACTTCGAACCTGGAATGTACGTATATCTACCACGCGGAACATACCATCAGATACTGCCACGTATCTCTCGGTTGTCGTTCTCGTTCGGTATCGAAGGCGATCCAGACCCTTCAACTTATTTTTAGTTTATTTTTTACGGGCGTTTAATTTTATTATACGTTCCGTATAAATATACGCGCATATGCCGATGGTCGGGTATGCGCATTTAAAACTTGCTAGTAAAATAGGAGAAATTAACATGACACTTACAGCAAAACAATTGTTCCCTCGTTCAGCATTCGTTGGTTTTGATACCATGTTCGATGAACTAGACAGAATCTCAAGACACTCAAGCGATAGTTTTCCACCTCATAACGTTTTGAAAACGGAAGAAGATAAGTACCTAATCGAAATGGCTGTGGCTGGGTTTTCTGAGTCTGAGCTAGAGATAGAAGTAAAAGAACGCACGCTTACTGTAAAGGGTAAGCACGAAGATCGTGGTCGCGAATATATCCATAAGGGTATTTCAACGAAACGGTTCGAGAGACAATTCCGCTTGTCGGAGTATGTTGAAGTAACAGGAGCCCAATTCAAGGACGGACTACTGTCTGTGAACTTAGAAGTGATAGTCCCTGATAGTAAGCTGCCTCGGAAGATTAATATCAATTCTGAGGAGAAATCAATTGAACAAAAAGGTAAAAATGAGTAGCAATATCGACACAATCGGTCATACTGTGCTATTCCTTGTAATCTTATCTACAATGATATCAAGCATCTCAATGCTTTAATAAATAGGGGGAGTGTTCAACTCCCCTTTTTTTATTCTATGATTATACCATTACATCACTACAAACAAAAAGGTTGGCAACACATCGAAGGTTACTTAACTGAAGATGAAGTCAATACAGTCAAACAAATAGGCGAACAGATGCGTATAGACTGCGGTAAGTACTCTGAGTGGAAGGGTGTTTCTTGCGCAGGTAAGTTTGACAAAACTCTTTTTTCGTTGTATACTAGCGAAAAGATGAAAGAATTAAGTAGTAAAATCCTTGGTGATATAGTATACTTATTCAACGATCAAATAGTAATCAAACTACCAAACGATACACTTGAGTTTGAGGCACATCGCGATAATCAATATGGACCAAACTCGGATGGTTCTATTCACACAGTGAACATCTGTTGGATACTCGACGACTTTACTATGGAGAATGGTGGTCTTGATGTTAAGAATCAAGATGATGGTCGTTGGATTAAACTATATCCGAAGAAAGGTGATGTCGTGGCGATACAAGGTAATACATATCATCGTTCGGGTAAAAATATGACAAACAAAAGTCGAGGTTTGTATGCCTGTGTTTACACAGAAAAACCTATACACCTTGACGGATTTTATACGGAACAGTTTAAATGAAAGCATATCAAATAGTAATGAAAGGGGACGAGCGTTCCGAAGAATACGCTGAGATATCCCGTAAATCATTTCAACGCGCTATAGATGAAGGGTACATCACCTCAATAGAAACATTCGATGCGATTACTCCAGAGTCAGATAACTTCCAAGAACACGTAGATCGTTACGTTTGGGAAAAGAGTCTAATGAACATGGACTTGGTTACAGGTAAAGGATTAGACGATCACTCTCCTACAGAAAAGGCAGGTATGTGTTCACATTGGGAGTTGATGCGACTACAGGGCGAACAAGAAGAAAAGTTCTTTATAATGGAACACGACACATACCTACTCGAAGAACGATTCGAAGCATTTAAACTACTCGTTGAATATAGTCAGAACACGTTGTATAGTAACATTGGTTTGTTTATGGGTATGTACTGTATGGATAAGAGATTCGCGCACTGGGCGCATCATATGTTGACTAACGTGAACTTTCCGATTAACTGTGGACCATATTGTACGTTACAGCGTTTGTTCCGAACGTTCACAACTCACTACTTACCCGACCATGACTTCTTTGGTATTAAAAATACATTGATTCATCCATGGGCAGAATGCGATACACTAGGCGTTGGTCGAGAATGTGGTTTATATTTTAATAACAACGACAAACATAAAACTGGTATTCCAAACCCAACAACCCAAGTTATCTCTAAACGGTTGGCGGTGACTCAGCATCATCACAGTTATAAAGACAAAGCAATAGAAGAACCTTGGACTCGACATCGATTCTTCAAAGTTATTGATTAACGCTTTACTTTTGGCGTGAACTGTATTATAATATGTGTAACTTGGAGGATTGAATGAAATTTTATACGTCTGTAGAACGTTTTGGTAACAATATATTATATCGTGGATACGAACATGGAAAGCCAGTGGCTCGTAAAGAAAAGTTCATGCCCACGCTTTACACTAATTCTGGAAATGACAGTGGTTGGAAAACGCTAGACGGTCGACCACTTTCTTCTATACTGTTCGATGATATGCGTACAGCTTCTGATTATATTAAAAAGTTTTCTAACGTGAATGGTATGGAAATCCACGGAATGAATAACTTTGTATTCCAGTACATCACAAATAAATTCCCTGACGATATTTCTTTTGATTACAAGTTAGTCAATGTAATGAATATCGATATCGAGGTTCAGTCGGACGATGGTTTCCCTGAACCAG